CACGATCATCGCTCCTGCAGAGACCGCCTGGGCCAACAAGCATCGCAAAGCAGGCACGCAAGCCGACGAGGAAGAGCGCCTCATTAACTTGATCCTCAAGACCAGCCAGTACCTAACCGAAAATGAGATTAAATTCGAAGGTGTCATCGAGCTTATAAGCTCTGGCCCCGGCTGCGGCAAAACCTACACGATCACTGACGAGGCTCGCACGGCCGACATAATTATAGTGCCCACCAATGAGATCCGCGTCGAGACGAACCGCCGCGTGGCTGAAACCTTTGACCGAAAGGTGGCCTCCGGCGGCGTTGTGGCACACGACGTGCGTGTCCTCACCCCTCATCTCGCTCTTGAGTTCGCCATCGAGACCAGGACCAAGAAAGCCTCGCACGTGGGCGAAACCCTTTGGGTTGACGAAGCCTTCCTCCAGCATCCTGGCAACGCCCTCGCCGTGGCAGCCATCCTCGGCATGAAGAGGATCAAGCTGGTCGGCGACTACAGGCAGATCAGTGTCAAGGACTTCGACATCGGCGAAGCCAAGATCAAGACTTACGCCCGTTGGAACCAGCTCGTCGGCTTCATTCCTGAACGCACCCTCCGCGAAAACCGCCGCCTCCCGCCTATGGTAGTCGCAGCACTCAACGCGCGCTTCGGGTACGACATGGTCGCTCTGTCTAACGACCCGGGAGAATTCGCCTTTCACAGGTTCAAAGACATCTCTGAAGTGGAACCCGGAAAAGATAGTCAGGTGGTTACCTTTGCTCAGCGCGAGAAAACGCACTTTGCTTCTCGCTCGTTCAAGGCCAACACCTGCCACGAGATTGAAGGATCCACCCGGCGCGACGTCGACTTTGTCATTTCCTGCGACCACATCGAGAAGTTCAACGAAGACATCGGCTACCTCGTCGTCGGCTTAAGTCGCCACACCCATTCGCTTGCGGTCTGGCTCCAAGAGGGCGATTACAGCAGCCTTGTTCTGCCAGCCAGCGCTGCCGGCAACATCGCCGCCTTCCTCGACCTCGCCGTTCCGCTTGCGCCAGCCACAATACCGGTGCCGGCTCCCAGGACCGTCCCTCTCGCCTTCCCTGAAGACCACCAAAACTTCCGGCCTCGAGTAAACATGGCCGACCCCGAAGTCGTCGATCAAGTGCTTGATGATTTTGGTCGCCTCGTCGACCACGACGCTTTCGGCACCAACATCCACGTGGCTTACAGGACCAACTTCCCGGAGCCCGCTGCTGAGGTGCGCATATATGATAATGCGAACCGCACCCTACCATCCGACACCACCTACTCTAGACTCACCCGTTGCAACCTCTTGCAACACCAGGACAGTGACAATCAGGCTTTTATGCTAAACACCTGGTTGCAGCGCAACGCCGGCGGGCGCCGTCTCCCCGAGAAAGCCGGTGCCACACGTGCCGCCCGCGACATTTTCGAGCGCTGGCGCAGCACTTTCCTGGGCGTGCCCATCCCTAAGTTGACGCAGGAGGAACTGAACGAGGCCCTCATTGTCTTCTTCAAGAATGTGCACGAACGAGGCAAGACGCAGAAGTACGCCGAGATAACCGGCGAGCTCTTTGACCTCAACAAATGCGAGGGTTTTATCAAGAAGCAGTGCAAGAGCGGTTGGGCACCCACCAACGCTGACGCCTATGAGGTTTTGAACCGCGCAGTCCAGGACTACACGCCCGCCCCTTCCGTCTCCGGAAAAGCCGGGCAGGGCGTCGTCGCCTGGGCCAAAGCGCGGAA